GTAATTCGCTTGCTTGTTTTTTGTAAAATTTTAAATTTTCCATCTGTTTAGTTTTAATTATATAGCAAATCTACAACCTCTTTTTAGTTTATCAACTATCTTTTACCTATTTTAACATAATTTTAACACTTTATAATAATTTTAATCAAATATACCTATTAGTCAAACTTTTGTTTTGCTTTCAAACTTAATTAGCACGTAGTTTCCATCCTCTTCTAATACTGTTACTTTCTTTCCAAAATAATCTAAAGTGTTTCCTTTTTCAAAAATATCCATAATATCGTTTTTAATTATACAGCAAATGTACAACCTCTTTTTAGTTTTCACAAGTAATTAACATAATTTTAACAGTTTATAATAATTTTAATCAAATATACCTATTACTCAAACTTTTTTTTTGGTGGGTAATTTTATTTTTGTATATTTGCCTTATGACTAAATATACTTACAAAGCATTTAAAGAGGGAGTTTGGCACATATACTCAGACGAATATACATCGTTAAAAGATTGCTTACTATGGTATTTAAAAAATGGTAGATTTGTTGAAAGCATATCTAACAGAAACCTAGTATTATTTAAAGGGAGTAAAAAAGTAAAAACCAATTAAAACTATAATATGAACGATTTTGAATTAAGACCAACAGACAAAAAAGACCATTATATATTCCTTATTAACGGAGTAAATGTAACTGGAGAACAAGAGAAAAGTACTTTTAGGCACATGATAGAAGTACTTGATAATGGTATAAATACAGGACTATGAAAGATATATTAAATTCATTTAATGATGCACTAGTAATAATAAATTTAGCACTATCAACAACATTGATTGTGGTATTATTAATCTATGTATTTATAAAACATATATTATGAAAGCGAAAGAAAAAGCAAATGAGTTGGTTCTGAAGTTTCAATATCTAGTTACTGGTTGGGATTGCTACCATGATGAACCTATAGAGTTAATAGACAGGTTAATTGATATGAAAAGATGTGCATTAATTTCTGTAGATGAGAAACAAGAAACTATTGATAAGATGTTTAATGGGTATTATACAATGCCTAAAAAGTGGCAAAAAGAATACGATGAATTAGAAGAAGTTAGACAAGAAATAAATAAATTATAACACATGAAAAAAACAACAATTATTAGAGCGATTTTAACTTTTGTTTTAATGTATTTTATATACAAAGAAACAGGAATAGCGACTACTATATTTTCATTTAATGTTTGTCTTTACATAGAACTAAACAGTAAGCAGTTAGGTAAAATAGCTAATATATTGAAGAAAAGTAATATAAAAAATAACACATGAGTAACGGAAGACCAAAAGAAGATTTAAGTTGTTTGCCATACAACTGGTATATAGACATATTAAATTTATATAAAGAAGGTGCTTCTGATGTAGAAGTAAAAGCCTTAATATATCAATGGAGAGGTAGTTTTTCTAATGATTTATGGGATAGATGGATAAAAGAAGAACCAGAATTTTCGGAAACCATAAAAGCTGGTAAATTTTTATCTGAGGCATGGTGGGCTAAAAAAGGTCGTAAGAACCTAGAAAACAAAGAGTTCTCTTACACTGGTTGGTATATGAATATGAAGAACAGATTTAAATGGACTGATAGGCAAGAAACTACTTTACAAGGTGGTGATAAGCCTATTGAAACTATTGACTATTCTAAAATATCTACAGAAGCGTTAAAAGAGATTGCAGATGCTCAAAAAATAAATGAATCAAAACATTAATTTAGATTTAGTTAAAGCAGAACTGTGTAAAAGAGATTTTTTTTTCTTTGTGCAAGAGTTTTGGGGTGAAATAATCCCAGACGAACCTGTTTATAACTGGCATATTAAATACTTATGTGATGAACTACAACAAATAGTTGAGAGAGTCGCTAGAAGAGAGGATAAGTTATACGATTTAGTTATAAACATACCTCCAGGAACTTCAAAGAGTACAATTGCTACTGTAATGCTACCAGCTTGGGCGTGGATAATAGACCCTAGAATTAGAAACCTTACAGCATCTTACTCGGCATCTTTATCTACAGATCATGCTGTAAAATCAAGAGATATAATAAAAAGTGATAAATATAGAAAGTATTTTCCAACCTTAGCGATTAAATCCGATCAAGACAATAAAACTCACTATAAAAATGAGAATGGTGGAGAGCGATATGCTACTTCTGTTACTGGTACTGTTACAGGATTTCACGCACATTTAATTATAGTAGATGACCCTTTAAACCCTAAAGGAGCAAGCAGCGAAGCGGATAGATTAACCGCTAATAGTTTCATGGATGTGACTTTGTCTACACGTAAGGTAAATAAAAGTGTTACACCTACTATTCTAGTAATGCAGAGACTTCACCAAAAAGACTGTACTGGTAATTGGTTAGAAAAAGAAGGTAAAAACATTAAACATATTTGTTTGCCAGGTGAAATATCAAATGATGTTAAGCCAGTAGAGTTAAAAGATAGATATATTGATGGTTTATTAGACACTAAAAGACTTAAAAGAGTTGATTTAACTGAATTAAGAGTTAACTTAGGTAGTTATGGTTATGCTGGTCAGATTATGCAAATACCATCACCTTTAGACGGTGGTATATGGCAAAAGTGGATAAAACCAATTGAAGATGTAAAATTAGACGCTATATTGCCAGACTTAAAAAGTCTTGGTAGTGATTGGGATTTAGCTTACACCGAAAAGCAAAGTAACTCTGCAAGTGCTTTTGTAACTGCTGGGAAGTTAGATAATAAGATGTACATTGATGCGTTAGGTTACGATTGGATGGAGTTCCCTAAGTTAATGGCTTATATGAAATCTAAAAAAGCACCTCATTACATTGAAGCTAAAGCGAGTGGTAAATCTGCTAAACAAACACTATCTAATCAGGGAATACCAGCAATAGAAGTAAATGTTACTGGTGGAGATAAAGAGGCTAGAGCAAATATGGTAACTCCTTATGCTGAAAGCGGTGTAATATATTGTCGTAAATCTATATTAGATAAATTGTACTATGATGCTAAACAAGGGATATTAATGTTTCCAAATGGTGAAGGTGATGATTTACAAGATGCTTTAGTTCAATCAATAAGTAGGTTATTGGGTAATCCAGAAGTCTTTTTCTTTTAATCGACTTATATAGATTTTTTTTATTACTTTTGGATATTAAATAACTTTTACTTATAATGAGTTTACTTTCCAATATATTCAAGAGAAACAATAACAATACTAATAAATTTAACGAGGCTTTTTTTAAGTTTATTGGCTCTATGGGTTCTTCATACGATTTAAACGCTAAAACATATATAGAAAAAGGGTTTAATATAAATCCAATAGTCTACTCTGTTATATCTCAGATGGCGACTAAGACTTCTTCTGTACCTTACACAATTAAGAAAATAGAGGATGAAAAACAAAAACAAAAGCTAAGTAAGTTATTAAAAGCAACTAAGCACGAACTTACACCACAACAAGAGGTAAAAAGGTTAATGCTAGAGACTAAAGCATATACCGAAAGTGATTATACTATGCCTTTGGTTATGCCTAATCCACTACAAACATGGAATGAGTTTTTAGAGCTATACAAAACACTTATTAAAATAACTGGTAACGTCTATATCTATAAATTAATGCCAAGCGAGGGGAGAAACGAAGGAACTCCATTAGCGTTGTATTTATTACCTTCTCATTTAATGGAGATTGTATTAAAAAAAGATGCTGATATGATTAGCGTTGAGTCTCCTATTGAAGGTTACCAACTTATTGAAGGTAATGTTGGTCTAACTTTTACTGCTGATGAAATAACGCATATAAAATACCCAAACCCAAATTTTGACTTAAACGGTTCTCATTTGTACGGTTTTGCACCATTTAGAGCTTTATTAAAGAATATTGAGTCTTCTAATTTAGCATTAGACTTGAATATTAAGACAATGAAGAACGGTGGCGCGTTTGGATTAATACATTCTAAAGGAAATGCACCATTAGGAGAAAAGCAAGCAATGTCATTTAAAGATAAACTTAAACAAATGGATGCCGATCCAGACAAGTTAGCTAAAATTGCTGCTGTATCTGCCGAGGTAGGTTTTATAAGGTTATCATTAACAACAGACGAGCTAAAGTTATTTGAGTACTTAAACTTTGACCAGAAACAAATATGTAACGCTTTAGGATGGTCTGATAAACTATTAAATAACGATTCTGCAAAGTACGGAGACAATATAAAGGAGCACAGAAAACAGGTTGTAATAGATAATATAATACCCGATTTAGAGTTATTTGCTACAGCATTTAACAATGATATATTACCTTTATTTAAGAATTACAAAGGAACTTGCTTATACTTTGAATATTCTGAGTTACCAGAGATGCAGGAAGATATGAAAAAAATGGTTGATTGGATTATACCATCTGTAAAAGAAGGTTTGTTTAGTAGAAAAGTAGCTGGAACATTTATGAAACTACCTGAGTCAGACAACAAGTTAATGGATGAGATTACTGTTAGCACGGATATCCTAACATTAGAGCAAGCATTAGATGATTTTCCAACTGTAGATAGTTCTCCTATATGATTAGACAGTACAGAAAGCAATGGTTAAGGTGGCATAGAGGTTATGAACGTAAAGCGGCTATAATATTCCAGCGTACATTTAAAGACATTGCTAAAAACATACCATTTGATAGAATGACTTTAGGCACTTATAAAGCGTACTTAATTGCGTACGTTAATAAAGAAATGATATTTAATTCTTATGTAAAGGTGTATGAAGAAATAGGTGTTAAGCATGGTAAAAGGGTCGGAAGGCAAATAAACAAGCAAATAAATGAAAAAGATTTTACTATAGATGTCTTTTTAAATGAGTTTAAAAGAACCTTAATAAACTTCTTAGTAAATAACGAAGGTAATAGAATAACAACAGTAAGACAGTCTTATATTCAGTATTTAACACAGATAATATCAAAAGGAGTAGAAGAGGGTAAAACTCTATCAATGATTGCTACTGATATGGAAAAGCTAATAAAGAGTAGGAACTTTTACAGATGGCAAGCGTTAAGGATAGCACGCACAGAGACAACAGCGGCATCAAATTACGCTGCCACTGTATCATCTTCTGTTAGTGGTGTGTTAATGGATAAAGTATGGGTTTCGGCATTAGATGCAAGAACAAGACAAGAGCCTGAAAGTCGTTTTGACCATTACCACATGAACCAAGTTAGAGTTCCTTTAGAACAACCATTTAATGTAAGTGGTGAAAAGTTAATGTTTCCAGGTGACCCAAAAGGTAGTGCTGGTAATGTTGTAAACTGTAGATGCTCCGTAGCACAAGTAGTTAGAAGAGATAAAGACGGTAATATAATGAGAATATAATATAAACACAATGACACCAACAACATACAAAATCAACGACCAATATAAAGGTGATACTTTTAATGGTGTTACTTTTACACTAAAAGAAGGTGCTGATAAAACACCAATAGATTTAACAGGTGTATCAATAATATCTCAATTTAGGGTTAATAAGGTTACTGGTACAATCCAGCAAACTTTAGAAATTGGAAGCGGAATAACCTTAACAAACGCAACTGGCGGAGTGTTTAGAATTGATCCCTTTACTTTAAATTGGAATACAGGAACTTTCTTTTATGATATACAAATTACGTTTCCAAATGGAGATATAAGAACGTATGTAAAAGGCAGTCTAAATGTTATTCAAGACGTAACAAATGTGTAATGAGAATATAACTATAATTGTAGAGAATACCGTTGATTCTACTGATTTACACGTAACAAGCGAAGAAACAAACATAAGTTTAGAGGTTACAGAAGCTAATACTGATGTTTCTGTTTTAGTAGTTGAGCAACTAAATGAGATTTCTATTGAAGTAAATAATGAAGTTACTAATGTAGAAATAGTTGTAGAGCCTAACACACAGGTGGTTGAATTTACTTTATCAGACGATTTAGTAATAGTTACTGCTGGTAAACAAAGCAATACATTTGTAAACAACGTGTTTACGTTTGTAGACACAGTAGATTACACAAACAATACTAAG